ACCCACGCCACACCAAACGGTGTGGTACACACTGACCTAGGGCCTACACAACCAACCTTGTCGCTGAGTCGAACATGCTGGACATCCACAATGTTTGCAGATGCAGGCCCTGCGCTAACCCTTTGATTTATTGCTAAGAAATGGACGCCTGTTTCAGTAAACGCATAGATGTTGTTGTTGAACTCACCAAGTGCTGTGATTGCTCCCTCGGTTTGAAACTCTGCGAAGTTGTCTGCCAAAATGGCACCAGGCTGCCCAACATCCGAAAAGTACACAACACTGCGCTGCGCATAAACCACACGATTTTTACTAAGAACTGCCGCTGTTGCACGAGGAAACTCTGACTTGTTGAGGTACACAAAGTTTGTACCATTCAAACCTCTAGTGCCGGCAACCGGTCGAATGACCGAGCCCTCAGAATAACCAACTTGATTATTGAAACCAACAAAAGCACTGCTGCTCATAGCAAACGGCGAAAACACATCGGCGGAAATTTTCTTTGCACGATTAGCTGCAATGTCGATGCCGTGATAAATCCACACACCGTAAGGGCCTAAACACATAACAACCGAATCACCTGACTGCACAAACGACACGTCCTCAACTGCTTTGTCGTAATGCAAACTTAAGTAGTCCATTGGCAACGTAGCAAAAGCGTACTTGCTTGTAATGGTTGAGGTTGATTCAAAATGGTTATGTGCCTGCGGTATTGTTGCGTCAGTTGTAAACTCTGACGTGTGTACCGTTAGCAACTCTTCCCACTGATACCCAGTAGTCACATCATAAATACTTACAACAACACTTTTAGATTTACCGTGTATTGTTTCGAGCAGATTGACCGGTGCCCCACTTGGCTGCTCAGCGTTAGATAACTGCACGTCTACCTCAAACACCGAAATAACCTGCCGGTGTCCAAAGTTGCTATTATATAAAAAGCTGCCGAGGTGCCTGGTGTAGCCGCCTGAGCCTACACCCGTGCCTGCGCCGGGTGTCATCACACTAGTGTCTAACTGCTCAAGTTGACCTAACCCAGGCCGCACCTCAACTGTATTGCCACGAGTTGGTCGCCATAAGTTTGCAAACCAGTCCGGCGTAGACGGGTCACGCAAATCCATGCCGGCCTTGGGGAAGATGTCCAACTCAGGATAGCGTGCCGCCATAGTATACCCTAAAATAAATGCGTAACTGTCACACGATCAAAGCCGTCAGTCAGTTGACCATCTTGCAAGTATCGCAACAAAGACGCTTGATTTGTGCTCATCTGCGCAGCAACAAGCTGATTAGGCTGACCATCACGAATAAAATAACGAGTTGTTGCCATTAGCACAATCAACTCATGGAACTGTGGCAAAAAGCCGTCTTCGATTGGCTGTGATGCGTCAGTGCTAGAAGCAGCAAAAACAGTGCGAGGCTGCGGGAAATACTCAATAATAAGGTTCTCAGGAAAACCACCGTTGAACATGAGCGTCTGTCTTTGCAGCATGTAATTATACATGTTGTTTGACAGGTTCAACGACTCACCACGGCTTACCGGCATCAATCGCCAAGTTCTTGTTTGCTCGCTGTCTGGCCCAGACTGCCCCCTGTACAGGTTGCTAATCGTGTCTATTGGCCCGGTCAGTGTAGTAAACGCACCCGCACCACCTGACGTGTCAACAAACGAACCCATGAGCGGCGTGTTAGCAACTTTGCCAGGGTAAATAATATCTTTGTCATTGAGGTTCAGAGCATACGCCACCGGCTTAGAAGATGTCGGCTGTGACGTATACCCTGCACCATTTGCCGCCGTAAGATTGACAAACGACAAAAGCAAATCAGGACGGTGCTGCCTAATAAACTTTAGCCAGTCACCAAGCCCAAAGTCTAGATATTGATTGACCTGAGCGTCTGTAAGAAAAGTGCCGTCAGGGTCATCAACATAATCTCTAAACAGATTTCGTGCTTCTGTTACGTTCATCCGAAACCTCCGCCTTGAGCAGGTGCCTCAAAGATAGCAGCCTCTCGCTTGCCTTGCTCACGATTGATTGCCCCTTGCGATGTTCCGCCTGCCTGCTCTTGCGGTATGCTTTCGCCTGGCAGAAGCGGCCCACCTGTCAAACCGGGTACGCCACCAGGCTGTTGCGGCTGCTGTGGTTGCTGCACTGGGTACAGCGGCTTCGACAACTCCTGCACAGCTTGCGGGTTGCCTTGGGCCACAACCGCCCGATACACATCATTGACTGATGCTTGAATCTCTGGTGGCAACTCTTCCATTTCTGACGAAACGCTAAACTCTGCAAATACCTCAAGCATTTCCTTGAGCGGGTCGGTAGGCATAATCTCAACCGCAGCACCCTCAAGAACAGCCTCAAGCACGTCCAAAGCGTAGTTATAACTTCGGACAGTCTGAGCAATCTGGCTATCCATACCAAAGAAGTTGATTGCTCGCCTTGCCTCTTCTGGTGAGATAAGTTGCAACTGAAACATTTGCAGTGCTTTGCGCTCACGGTTTTCTGTGGTTTGCGCAAACAAGCTGCCAGCCTCAAAGAATATATCGGGCTGCTCACTCAGGTCTGTGTCTTTTAGGTTCTTATAAAACATGCCGCCGTCGATATTGAACATGCGGACCATCATGCCCTTGCTGAAATACTTTTTAGCTAGGACTAAAATGCGCTCAGCAACTCGCACCGCTGCTTGTTCGATCGAGTCCTGCACGCCTTTGAGTTGGCTAATGTCTTGATTGACCAACGCGTTGATGGCGGCACCAGACTGTACACCGCTCACACGTTTACCCAGGCTTGCTCCATGGATACCCGCCAGGTCCATCATTTCGCTCTGTGTGCGCCCGACGTTGTCAATAATATACCCAGGCAAGGGAGCAGGGGAAGCCTGCTGCGGGGGAGGTGCTGAGGGGTTGTAACGAATCTGTGACCCCGGCTCGTTAGTGATCCGTTCAACTCCTGAGTTGATTGGATTGAGCCACTGCACATTCCCAAGCAGTTTGGTGTTGCTAACGATCGAAGAGCGCTGAGCGTTATACTCACGCTGACTGCTGATTAGCGGCTCGATTGCACCCACACCATGGAACCGGCCCGGCATACTGTGATAAGTCATGTGCTCAACAGGCCAGCGGCCTGTGCCATCCCAGTCTTTACCTTTGTCTTTATAAAGCACCTGATCACCCGTTGTAATCATGTGCGTACCGTTACGGTCCCAGTACTCCAGAATCTCATACCGCTCGACTTTGTAGGTAGAGGTCTGGTTATAATCTAATAAATATGGCCGAGCTTCACGACTGAACTCCACAGGGGTCAACTCGTCAAACTTGACTTTGGGGTACCTGCGCTTCAGTTCAGCCTTGGTGACGTACTCACGCACAATCAACCAATCGCTGTCTTCTAGCTTTTCAGCACCCGGTTGCACCAACAGGTTGTAAGGCGAAATGACTTTGAGTTTTACCTTCTTGTCATCCTTGCAGTAGTAGGTGTGCAACCCCACGTTGCCGCAAGTAATCAACCACTTGTTGGCTTCTTTCATTCTATCTGAAAACTTGTGGCTGTCCCAAACATATTGGACCAGCGCAGCGTCTGACTTAGCCTTTACTAAGTCTTCTCGGCTTGCCGATGCAGGTCGAGCACTGACGTGCGGAGTTGCTACCGCCAGCATAGCATAGAGCCTATTATAAATCGGCAGCAACAAGTTGATCGTCAAGCGAACAACACCAGGCCGAGGGGTGGCGGTTAGCCAAGTGCCATCAGTCTGACGCCTGCCATACTGCAAGCCTTCAATGAACCGACGGGACGCATCCCAAGCATACATCTTTTCCCATGCAGCCTCATCAGCATTTTCTTTGTACTCGCCGATTTTGCCGGGGGTAATCTTGCCGTTGTCGTCGTAGTAGCCGTTTGCCATCAATCAAGCCCGTCGCCGATGCCCACATGCAAAACATGGGGCGAGCCGTTTGTCTCATAAGTACGTTCACGCTCAAGCCTACGCAAGCGGTCCCATGCCTTGGTCGCCCGCTCGAAAGCGAGGACCAGGCACAGAACCGTTGCGCTTAGCTCAAGTGCTACAGTCAACTTTACACTCGCGTGTACTTGATGCCTGTAAGGACGCCCAAGCAACGTGGCTTTTCAGAAACCAAGTCAAAGTACTGCTTGTAGAAGCCTTCTTTGACGTCTTTCAACAATGCCGTAGCTTGATCACGCTGTTGCGTAACAATGTCACCAGCATCATTGAACTCTTGGAATCCACCGGGGCGCAAGGTGTAAGTATTGATCGTGTCTTTCACGATGAAATAAATCACACCAAGCGGTGCCTGATTGCTGACCTTGATCGGAATCCGCTGGTCAAACAGCAAATCACCAGGCTGGAAACCGCCCTTAGCGTTGGTCGAACCCGGAAGGTAGTCCACGTCAGGGTTGGGGTTGCCAACCATGTCTTGGAAGATGTCCCGGTACTCGGAGCGGGTAAAGCGGTTCATAATCAAGCAGTCAATCTGCTCACCGCTGTTGTCCTCAACCGCATCAACCATGCGCTGCATAACGCTCATGCTGATGTTGGTGCCTGACGAACGACCGCCGCCAGCAGCAGCAGCAGCACTGCGCGGAAGCGAGTAAGCAAACCCACGAAGGATTTGATTTTGTCGATCTGTAGCGCCAGTGTTCAAACGGCCGTTGCCAAAGAAATTGGCATCAAAACCAAGAGCGTTTAGACCGTGAACTTGATCCGTAAGAATACGAGCACCAAGATTGTTGGTTTCTACAATCATCAAACCAGCCGTATCACCACCGGTTGCAAGATCGGCAGCGGGGCCTTCGGTAGCGTTCGTCACAGACTCAATCGTCGCAGTACCGTCGGTCACATTGACCGCTGTAACTTTAAATACAAAACCAGCAACGGTAGGAGCACCACCAGTGTCGTCTTCAAGGTATAGCCAGTTGTCATCGTTATCACGACCAACCTGAGCAATCTTAACATAAAAGATTGTGCCCGCAGCAGCGTGCTCAGCCAAACGTGCCGCCAGGTTGTTTGCGCCGGAAACCTTACGCAATTGGTGCCCAGTACCAGCAGCACCAGTTCCGTTATCAATAAGCCAACCCCAGCAACCACGACCACAGAACATATCACGGTCGAGTCGGTGGCGGATGTCCATTTCCAGCCCACGCATTTCGCTAAACATTGCGCCAACAAAAGCAGCTTCACTGCCGCCGTTGCCTGGAGCCTGCGCTTCAGCCTGTCCAGTAACGCTAAATGATGCGTACATACTGGCATAGGTCACGGTAAGAGTCTTGTAATCTTGATTACTTGCCGGAGGTACAACAGAACCTTCACTGCCGTACACAATTGCCGTCGAAGCTACGCCACGAGTATGCAGCGGAATAATAACGTTGGAGCCGGCCCACTGGTGCGGACCCTCCGAAAAGAGTTGATAAATAAGAGCCTCACGATTCAACTGCTCGCGAATCGGCCCCTCATACTGATTCTTAAGAATCGTCGAAATGCTATTAGCTAGCGTAGCCATTGGCTATCTCCTAACGGGCTCGTCGGCGGTCGCTTGTAAAAATCCGCTTCATTTCCCGCAAAGTCATTGGTTGTTTTTTATTAGTGGCTTGACCACCAGAAGGCGCAACCGGTGCCGCAGTCTTGTCGCTTTGACGAGACGGCAGACCGGCTGCTTCATCAATTTGACTCTCAGCAGTCTCAGGCTGCTTGTCGTCTGTTGCATATCCATGCCTCTTGAGTACGCTTTGTTCCAGCTTCTGCTCGTACTCTTTGAAAACCCTTACCGCTTCATTGATGTCGGCTGACGGGTTCTGATTCAGCACTTGCAGCACATAATTACGTGCAGATGCCTTATCATAAATGTCATCGACGTTGACCGCTGCACCAATCTTCTTTTCATACTCGGCAACAAGGCGTTGCACTTGAGCATTGCGAAACTCTTCTTGTGTTTCAGTCGATTGAGTTTTGGTCTGTCGAACTTCCTGAGCAAGTTCAACGAGAAGCTGCGCCATCTCATCGTTGTCAGAGTCTTCTGCCAATCTCTTGACACGCTCCATCAACGGATCAGGTGCTTCCTCTTTTGGCTCTTCTACCGTCTGCGGTGTCGCTTGCTGGGCTTGCGACTCCATCAACTCCAGACGCTTTTGAAGCTGCTCGTTCATGTCTCTCAGGTGTTTCGCTTCCTCATTCTTTTCCCTGAACCTATTATAAGGAATAGGTCCGGGGTCTTCCCCTTTGGCCTCTGGGGTAGGAGCGTCTTCCGACTTGGCCGAGTCGTCAGAAACCTGAGCAGGCTCTTGAACTTCTTGAGCTTCTTGCTGCTGGGTTGGTTCCGGTGATGATGATTCTGTACTGGGAGACGAACCCGTTACGTCAATATTCGATAGAATATCATCGAGCTTTAGAGATTTTGCCATGATGTCGCTCCTGGCTTGGCGTAAATACACGGTGGTCGAAGGTTCACCGAGAAACCTAAAATACATGCGTATTTATGTGCATCACCTAGGTGCCGTCAAGCACTTGGTGCTGACAAACTGTTGACATCAACATTTCGGTATGCTACATTCCTACTGGCCAAAATCACAAACATGGAGGTAAAATGGCTAAAACGAGACGCAAATCTAAACGATCATGGATGCAAGAAGACAAGTATTGGGTCAGCTTCAACCATGGCGCTTATTCGGTCAGCTTCAATATTGCTGAAACCTTTGAGCGCATGAGCAAAAGCAAGCGATGGAAACATGCCTTGATGACAGGTGTTGACGCCCACAGGCTTGAGATGGGGCACGACCCAAAGTTCCGGGTCACTATGATTCACGAGCGCAATGGTTATGCCAAGCACTGCGACAGAATTATGACACGCATCCTAAACAACACGATGGACTGTCGGGGTGTTAGGCGACACGCTACAGGCCCTGTGTATTCTGTTCACAACGGAAATGTAGGCTATGGCGGGCGCTCTTATGGTGCGTCAGTATCAATCAGCCCAGACAGCCGCTACAACAACACTCTGAAATCAGTTGCTTACAACATGACAACAATGCTGCACGAGCTTGCTCACTATGTACATCTCTGCACCGTGTATCCAAACGTAGTCAAAGGTCGGGAGCGCTGCCATGATCGAATGTTCAACGCAATCATGTGCGAAATGGCTCGCTACTTTTGGGGGTATGACCGCACACCCATGACGGCGGGTTACTCAATTGGGCGAGGGTACGCACCGACTAGACACCTAAGAAGCTGGTTGACTGACAGACTAACCAAAGAACTTGATGGCGAGGAGTACCCCCGCATCATGGATTGGGTTGATTACGAGTGAGTTAGTCCAGTCCATCGTTGAACAGCCAGCCACGGGGCTCGTCGTACTTCCGTGCGTTGGCTAGTTCATCGAGTGCTTCCCCCGTAAATGCGTCCATGCCTGTGGTTCTTTCAAAGGCTACAACATCGGTCGCATTGCGGGGGGAGAAGTTTTTAAGCACCTCTTCACGCACGACCTGCACTTGGTCTAACCCCTCAAGGCACAAAGCTGCCGCAAAAATCATGTCATCATGGCACCCAGGCGACGCATAGGGCTCACCCTTTTCGTTGTAAACAAAGCTGCCTATCTCGTTGACCAGAACTTGTGGCACCTCAACAACTGCATCAGTAGCAATGTACTTGCGCAATCGGTTGAGCAGAATGGCACGGTTGGCTTTGCTTGTATAAAAGCCGAGCTTCTCCACATACTTTGCAGCCATTTTATCGTACACGAACCGGCGGTACAACTTTGGATACTGATCAAGCGAAAGCTCCTCTTGCACTGCTGCGCCAACATGGTTGACCTCACACACAATCAGAGCGTCATTATACTTGCGCCCCATCTGCTGCACCGTCTGGGCAAAGGTATGAACCGGCACCCTGCCGTAGAACCACGCCACAGGTTTGATTCTCAGCTTGTTAGTCACGTCCATGACCATGGCAGCACTAAAGTCACCATTGACTGAGCCGGTGGCTGCATCAACACCGACAATGTACACATGCCCAGGGGCTGGTTTATGTATCTGATCGTGTACTTTGGTCACTTCCTCGGGCAACCAGTCGCCCTCAAAGTACATATCACCCGAGTGCAGGAAAGCCTCTTGAGCGCTGGCGGGGTATTCTTGACTGAATCGCTTCCAATCGTCGTCGCATTTTTGACTCAGTGCCCATTTCATCCACTTGGTCTGGGCAGGGGTCAGCTTATGTTGCGTGACATACTCTCGCTCTTCGGGCTCTAATGGCCGGTTGATGATGTTCATAATCTCATCATCGAACTGAATCGGCACGCCTTCGTAATCAGTAAGGCCGTCTTCTGTTTCGATAAGCTGATACTCGTGTAACGCCATCCAAGGCAGGAAGACCTTCTTGTATCCGTTCTTACTGGTCCACCAACTGTAAAAGTGGTTGAAACTGTTGGCTGTTGTCTCAACAAATGCAGCACCACGGTCAGTAAGAGACTGCATTGCCGCCGTAAACACCAGTTCAGCCTTGTCCCAGAACGCCATTTCACTGCAATGCAGGTAATGAACGGTGGTTCCACGCAATTTGTCGGGGCTATTTGCGGTTGCGATGCGCACATATCCCGTGTGCTTCTTGAATACTAACTCTGTCTTAGTCGAGTGGCGCAGCGGAAAGTGTTCTTTCATCCAGTCGGGCATACACTCGTAAAAATTTTTGTAGATACTAAAGATTCTTGCAGCGGCCTCAGTCTCGTGGGCCAAAACAACTGCTCGTTCGTTGGGGTTGAACAACACTTTCCAAAAAAAGAACCCAGCAATCCACGTTGAGATACCCTCTTGGCGTGCCTTTAGGCAGCCCACGCGCTTGCGCCCTTTACTTACTACATCCCACACCTGCGACTGTGGCTCATTCCAAACAAACGGTATCAATCGCCCCTTTTTGTCCACAATTTTGAGCACATCCTCGCTAAAGAACTTGTAGTTTTGGGCGCACTCGTCGAGGTAGGCTTGTTTGGCCGGGCTGATTCCCATAGATTACGCTTTCTTTTTGCGTTTGGTGGTGCGCTTTTTGCGCTTGGTCGTCTTCTTTTTCAGTGACGTACCTTTTGCTAGGCCGTGCTTTGCGTACTGCTTACCGGCACGCGTTGCTGCGGCTTTCTTGCGCTCTGCTGCCGCTAGTTTCTTGCGACCTGCGGCCGTTGACTTGAGCTTTGCCCGCTTGGCTTTGGGCAGATAGACCCCTTTGCCGCCTTTGCCTGGCGTATCTTTCTTTGAGTAGCCCCAGTCTTGTTTGGTCCACTTCTTTAGGCTGTTTGTCTTTGCACT